AATGAGTCCAAAGCCATAAAATCCTAGTCCTGGCAGAAATTTGAAGTGGACGAAGTATTGGATCTTACGTTTCTTTAGATCATCGGGCGCATAGTTCCTTCTGATAGAAAGAACTTTTCTATTACCTTCTTCAACAGTTACGATGTAAGGCAATTTTATTCCTGTTGGTAATCCATCAGCACCAACTTCTTCAAAACCTTCTAAGTCTAAATTAACATGACACTCGAGTAATGTATAAACTGGTTCGTTCTTTCCAGTTTTTTTACTGCCCTCAAGATCACGTTCTTTTTTTGCAAGCTCATCATTTGTATCTGTACCTGGTGGGCCTAACTCTACATCTCTGTAGAAACCATTGACTTGTTGTTTCCTCAATTCGTTTTCTGAAATTTTTACTTTATGAATAATCGCTTCCGCATCGTCTAATGAGGTAGCCGTATACGGAACGATTAATTCATCTGCAGGTACAAACTTAGAAACTGCTCGTCCCATATTTGTATCATAATAAACTTTTTTAAAAGTTGATCCTGCTAATGGTAAATGAAATAGCATTGAATCAAACTCTGCTTCATACTCTTTCATTTGATCCATAATTAAATAATTCATAAAATCTTTAACACGTGTTGCCTGTTGTTCTGTCTGTGAATTCTTAACACCAATAATTTGTGTTCTTACAGGTCCATCAACTGGTAATAATTCTTTGTAAGCTTGTGCTTGGAATTGTGTTACAGCTTCTGCCATTACAGGGTGTGTTGCACCTGATGCTCCTTGGAATGGTTCAGTTCTGTTTTCGTATTTAAATCCTAAAAGATCGAGTCCAGATATATATGCTTGCTCCCATTCTTTTCTTGAACCTTTGTAGTCCATATAATTTTGAGTCATCTCGTTTCCGATTGGCTCTAAAATTTCATCTGGTAAAATATCTGCTAGGTTATCGAAGTGTGATTCTGTTCCCGGTATGTTGATTGCTCCCGGTTCAAAGTCGATCGTTGCACCACCATCATCTTCTGGTGTAACTTCAACAGGTCCTTTTTCTGGTTGTTCTTCCTGAACAGTAACTTCTTGTAGTTCCTCTTCTGAAGGTACTTCAAGTTTCGTTCTTGTGTTCGGGAGTCCTTTATCTATATCTGCCATTTATACTCCTATCCTTTGATACCACGTTTCATTAGACCTTGCAACCCTTGAGACATTGGTCCTGATTCTGGTGGTGGGCCTGAATCTACGCCTGCTATTTTAGCAATACCACCGCCTGCTAAATTAGCAACGCCACCCTCGTCAGCAATATTTTGAAATTGTTGTGATTGTATGTCTTCATCAACTGCTTGGTTAATTAAATCACGTATCTCTTGATACGCTACATCTTCATTATATTTAGTATCACCAATACCAGGTTGCATTTGCTGCATACCAAACCCTAAACTAAAAGGACTAAATACATTTTGTTCTTTTAAAATTTCATCTATTCTCTCATTAGATAAATTTACATCTTTCAATTGTGGATACAATGCTTTCATTTCGTCTTCTCTGTTTTTTAAACGTCTATCAATTGCAAATTCTCCTTGTGGTAAAAACATTCTTTCACCACGTTTAGCTGCTGCAAATTCTTCTCCTCTAGCTATATTAAAAGGTGTATCCTCTAACATAATTTTTGTACCATCTGGCATTTCTCTTTCAAGTAATTCTTTTTTTCGTTCCTCTTCAAGATTTATTTTTAATTTTTCTCCTAATAAATATTTATTAATATAAGACTCTCCCAACGCTTGTTTTATTGGCATACCTTCATTTAAAAATTTATTAGCAGCAACACCACCCTCAAATACTAATTCACCGACCACGGCTCCTGGACCTAAAAAATTTTTTAAAAACCTTAAAGTTTTTGCTGACTTGCTTAAAGCACGTAAGTTTTGTTGATCACCACCGGTTAATTCTAAAGGATTGTTTTTTAATTTCTCAGCGCCTTTGGTTGCACATGCTGTTAGATTTTGTCCTTCAAAATATCCAATACGTCCACCTGTTGCTTTACCTGGACAACCTATTCTTGCAAATTTTATTAGATCTGCTTTATCTAAATCTTTTACTTGATTTAATTTTAAAGAAATCTTACCCGTTTTTTCAGCAAACTTTGCTGCATTTTGAACTTCTTTTTTAAAAAGAGATCTTTCCTCTTTTGAAAAATCTTTAAAATTTTTAACTCCAAAATTTTTAAGAGTATCTGGACTTTGATCTACGCCTCTTCTAACGTAAGACAACTCTACAACAGTTCCATTTGAATCAAACACTGGTTGATATTCTACGTAACCAATAACATTTTGTAGATTTTTTGGAAGTTTTGCTTTTGCTCTAGCTATAATTGCTTTAGACTCAGCGTTTAAATCATTTAATTTTTTTAAAGAATCTGGATCAGAAAAATCTAATGTGACTATTTCGTCAGCAATATCATTTAACCTTAAATTAAAACCACCTAATATTTCATTAAATTTTTTATCTAATATCATTACATCATTTGGATTTAATTTCATTGTTCCACCAATAGGATATATGTGATGAAAATTTTTAGCAAAAGTTCCTGATACATCAAAACCTTGAACAGTTTTAATTCTGTTTGCTCTTTTAACTAGTTTAGGACTTCGTTCTCCCTCTAAAATTCTCGGTCTACCAGCCTCTTCAACTTTACCAAAAGTTAATTTTAAACTATCTAATTTTTTCTTACTAATTTTACCTTCATATTTTTTTAAAATCTCTTTACGAGACATTGTTTTTGCATCTTCTTTAATTTTATCAATAATTGAGTAATCAAAATTATATTGATTAACTTTGGGTAAAGATTCTCTTAACAAATTTGGATTAGTTTGTTTAATAAATCTATTTACCGTATCTTTGCTAATACCATATTTTTTACCTATTTCTATTGTACCTGCTCCTTTTTTATACATTTCAAGAATTTCATCGCCTACACCTAATTGTTTTATTTTATCTCTAGGACCTAATTTTTGAACTGACGTTGCTTTAGCATACCCAGGTCTCGATCCATCAGCACTTGGTTGCACTAACATACCACCACCGGCTTTTGAATTACGGATATTGAAATCTCTTATTGCATCACGGTCCAAGGATGATTGAGGTCTTTCTATTTTATTTGCAGTTGTAACTTCGTCATCATCAAAGAGATCCATGAGCTCTTCTATTCTGACTATAATATCTTTCTCCATGTTATTCTCCTAACATGTAAGCAACACCGCCGGCTGCTTTTTTAATTTTTGGAGCTTCTGATGTTGTCTCTTCAATAATTTCTTTTCTTATAAATTCACTTATATTATCAGCGTCTGCTTCTTTGCCATCTACATCAAATTCTACTTTGTATTCATCATACTCGTCTGGAGCTTTAGATGATATTTTTTTATCAGGGTCTACATTTACATCACCTTTTTTATATTCCATGATAGATCTATCAGAAATTCCTTCATACGTTTCATCACCAGCAGTAACAGGTGATGTTTTATCTTTTGTAATTTTCATATCACCATTTGATAAATCTTCTATTAACTCATATTCATCACCATTCTTACCTGTGTATCTGTGTATCTCAACTCTGTCTGCGTACGTAACTTTATCTGGTTTACCAAGAGATTTAATTTTATTTGCAAGTTCAAAGAAGTATGGTGGTGGTGTAGATTTACTTACAGTGCTTGCAACATCACTTGCAACTTTAGTCCCTTTTGCAACTTTTGCACCTTTAAAAAATTTACCTAATATGGGCACTGATGCAAGACCACCCATAATTTTTAAAAACGTTCTTCTGTCCATACCATCTTTTAAGCCAATACGTCCACCTGTTGCATTTAATTTCCTACTACCCATTAAACGTCTTTGTACTCTTGCTAACATCTCTTCATACTCTTTATCTCCAGGTTCTGGAAATTTAAAAGGTGGGTTTTTTCTAAACTCTTCTTGAGCTTCTTTTAAAACTTTTTCATTTTTTATTTGGTTTATTTTTTTTTCTATTTTATCTGCGCCTATAAATTTTCTTTTCTCTACAAATTCTTTACCAGAAAAAGATTTTTCTTTTCCAACACCTTTTAAAAAATCTAAAAATTTTTTACCAAGTCCTGATTTAAATCCTGCTCTTCCACCTGATGCCATATCTTCTGGATCTCCAATGTCTTTTTTTTGTTTTAATCTTTCAACTGACTGTTTGTTTTCTTTTTGTATTCTTGCAAGAATATCTTCTTCTGTTTCTGGAATATTTTTACCACCCATGATAGGTTTATTCGTATCTATTTTCTTGCCTTGTAAATCAAACACGTCTGCATCTTTTTTTGTAAGGATATCTTTAAACTCTCTTTGAAAGGCTAGGTTTTCTTTTTGCTTAATCGAATTTAAAATAGCCAACAATTCGCTTTCACTCTTAATTGCATTAGGATCAAAACCATTTCTCATTAGTCTGTCTTCCATGGCAGCGCTTGAAAAATCTACTGCTTTCGTATTAGCAATAACTCCTTTTGACTTCACCATTTGTTTTGCTACAAATTTTCTTATGATACTAGATAACATTAATAATAGTTCCTCTGCCTTTGCTCGACTTTTTCATCCACATAATCTTCAGGGTGTCCGATTAGACCGCCCTGTCTAAATCGCATGATCGCTTGTGTTGTCGAATCCACAAGGTCATCATGATCCCCGTACGGGAACGCCGCACACTCCTCAATGACTTCATCCGCAAACTTTTGTTCCGGAGCCCATATCATACCAGATTCAAACAAAGGTGCAACAGCATTTACACGTGCATGCTTGTCATTTCCTTT